GACGTGAACTTAGTGATGACAGCTGGCTGGTCAAACACTGATAAGAAGTGGGTACAAGACAATATTGCTAAAGTCAGAAAAGACTGTATAGCATTTGTTTCACCACAACGATCATCAGCAGTAAATAATGCCGGTTCAGAAGTTACAAATATTGTAGCAGATAAAGGAGCTTTATCCGCCACATCATATAGTGTAATGGACGGGAACTGGAAATATCAATACGACAGATACAACGACGTATATAGATGGGTACCATTAAACGGAGATATAGCAGGCCTTTGTGTAGCAACAGACAGCGCGGCTGATCCGTGGTTCTCACCAGCAGGATTTAACAGAGGACAAGTAAGAAACGCAGTAAAATTAGCGTGGAATCCTACTAAAGCAAATAGAGACGATCTCTACCAAGCTGGAGTTAACCCTGTTATCAATAGTCCTGGAAACGGAATCGTATTATTAGGGGACAAGACGTTACTAGCAGCACCTTCAGCATTTAATAGAATTAATGTTAGAAGACTTTTTATTGTTATAGAAAAAGCAGTATCAACAGCAGCTAAGTTTCAATTGTTTGAATTTAACGACGCATTTACAAGAGCACAATTTTCAGCGATGCTAGTACCATTCTTAAGAGGTGTCCAAGGACGCCGAGGAATATATGACTTCTCAGTTATATGTAACTCAAGCAATAATACTGGTGAAGTAATTGATAGGAACGAATTTGTAGCAGACATTTTTATTAAGCCTGCCAAAGCTATCAACTTCATACAGTTAAACTTTATTGCCACAAGATCTGGTGTAGACTTTTCTGAAATTGGCGGTTAATGTATAAATAGTAGAAATAGGAGAAAACAATGGATATTTCAAAATTTAAAGGAGCATTAGGCGCGGGCGGTGCAAGACCTAACCAATTCGAGGTCGGAATAAAATGGCCCACAGGAGTAGGCGCACCATCGGACTCGGCTAAGTATTTGTTGGTAACAGGAGCAGCCCTACCGGCTTCAACTGTAAACCCAGCAATCATACAGTATCGTGGAAGAGAAGTTAAGCTAGCAGGCGAAAGGATATTTGATCCTTGGACTATTACAATAGCTAATGATTCTGATATGAGTTTACGTAGGCCTTTTGAAAAATGGATGGACATGATGAATACCAAAGGCCAGCAGGATTCCGGAAACGATGCGAACATGGGAGAGATGCAGCCCTCTGAATACCAGCGGGACTTGACAGTTACTCATTTAGATAGAAATGGAGATAAACTGGCAGGCGGCGGTTATACGTTGTGGGAAGCATTTCCAATTAATATGTCAGAAATTGCATTACAATATGCACAGAACGACATTATTGAGGAATTTACTGTTACATTCCAGTACCAATGGTACACAGTCGACGAAGTCTAACTGTAGAGAATTAAAATATGGATTTATTTGGCTTTGAAATAAAGCGGAAAGGGACGCCACAAAGTGAAAAGTCTTTTGTGGCTCCATCCGACGACGGTGCAATAGAGTCAATACGTGCGGGTGGGTACTACGGTACCTACATGGACGTAGAAGGCATAGCACAAACAGAAGCAGAACTGATTAAGAGGTATCGAGATATTGCCTTAATGGCAGACGTAGATACAGCAGTTGAAGACATAATCAACGAGTCAGTTGCACAGTTGGAGAACGAATCTCCCGTCGAAATTAACCTTGATGAAGTTAAACTTTCAGCAAGTGTTAGAAAAAGCATGGCAATAGAATTCGAGGAAATTAAAAATATCCTGGACTTTAAGGATAGAGCCCAGGATTATTTCCGAAGATGGTATGTCGATGGTAAGATTTATTTCCATAAGGTAATAGATCTTGAGAATCCTAAACAGGGTATAGTAGATATTAGATACATAGACCCTAGAAAGATTAGGAAAGTACGTGAAGTCAAGAAGGAAAAGAATCCTTCTGGCGTCATGTTTGTTAAAGAGGTTAATGAGTTCTTTATATATAATGATAAAGGTGTAACTCAAAAACCTGGAGCTTATGTAGCACCTGAGAATCAACAAGGGTTGAAGATAACAAAGGATGCTATAACATTTGCTCCTAGTGGTTTGGTAGATAGCGACAAACAAATACCTTTGTCGTATTTACATAAGGCTATAAGGCCAGCAAACCAACTTCGTATGATGGAGAACGCAGTAGTAATTTATAGAATTACAAGGGCTCCTGAAAGACGAATATTTTATGTAGATGTTGGTAACTTGCCGAAGATGAAGGCGGAACAATATCTAAAAGACATTATGGATCGTTATCGTAACAAGTTAGTTTACGATGCTAATACAGGCGAGATCCGTGATGACAAGAAGTTTATGTCAATGTTGGAAGACTTCTGGTTACCCAGAAGAGAAGGCGGGACAGGAACACAGATTGATACATTGCCAGCAGGCCAAAACTTGGGGCAAATAGAGGACGTAGAATACTTTCAACGTAAACTATATCAATCGTTGAACATTCCTATCTCACGTTTGGAACAACAAGCTGGTATGAACTTTGGAAGGGCGGCAGAGATAAATCGAGACGAGATGAAGTTTACAAAATTCATCATCAAGTTAAGAAGGAAATTTGCTGTTATGTTAAGCGATCTATTAAAGACGCAATGTTTACTAAAGGGTGTTCTAACCGAAGACGATTGGCACCTTATTAAAGATGATATACAGTTTGAGTTTTCGACTGATGCTTACTATACAGAGTCTAAAGAACAAGAGATTTTGAGAAGTAGAGTAGAAGTATTAAACGGATTAGCAGCTTATATCGGAACATTTTTTAGTAAGCGTTACATACAAAAGAACGTTTTAATGTTGACAGATGAACAGATTGATGAGATTGAAAACGAGTTGATGAATGAACCAACATATCAACGACAATATCAATGGAGTCCACTGGCAGCAGTTGATCAAGCAGCCCCTAACGGTGCTGGTAATATAGAAGATGAGGTTCCAGGGGAAGGAAATCCCGTAGGGCCTAATGGAGGAGCATAAAAATGGCAGAAGATTTAGATCAAAGTAAAGAAATTAAAGACATGTTAGATAACATGATCGCTGGTAAAGCATCAGACGTTCAAACAAACTTTAATGATTTAATGCAAGATAGGACAAACCAGGCAATGGATACAGCAAAGGTTGAAACAGCAAAACAGATGTTTCATCCACAAAGTGTAGCCCCTGAGGGAATTCCTATAGACGGTGACCCATTAGAATTAGTGGACATTGATACAACTACAGGGATACCTGTTGACAAAGAGACAACAGATGAGGACGTTTAAAGATTACAGAGCAGGAGTTATTACCGAGGCTCCTACCGATGGTGTTGCAAAAGGCTCACTAGAAGGCGATAAGCACATGTGCGCTAGTAAAATCTTCCACAAGGAGTGGAAAGAAGGCAAAACTATTATAGGTGAACATGCAACACCAGATGCAGATGGAAAAATTAGCTGGTATAAAGTTATGTTTGAACACGGTATAGAAAAAGTTGAAGTGGATGATGAGAACGTAGAAGTTCTTGATGAGAATAAACACATTAACCATAGTAATAAAAAGAAATATAACTTACCAACATAGGAAATCAAATGGCAGTCACAGTAAACAACTTAAAATTAACCCAAGTCCAGGGCGTGGTTAGTGTTAGGGGGACTGCAGCGACAGGAACAATTGCTTTAGCGACAACGCTAAAGAAGTCAACTGAAACGCCAAGCTCCCCAGCAGTAAACATTAAGGGACTACATTGGACACTATCAAGCGGAGCTAGCGCTAAGGTGCAAAGAAACTCCGTTGTTCTATACGAACTATATGAAAACGGAACACATGATTTTTACGGGTTTTCAGACAATTCAGAAAATACAAGCGATATAGAAGTCGTAATAGCAGGAGGCTCTGGCGGAACAGTCATAGTTAATTGTGCTAAAGTTTCTGGATATGGTTCACAACAACATCAAAACGCACCATTAGACACTGACGATGCAGGAAATGTCTACGATGGTGGGTCATTAGGATAGAACAATGAGACTAATTAAAGAATTTAACCAAGATATTACATATCTTACAGAAGAGACTAAAAATAAAAATAAACCTAACGTGTTTATTGAAGGAGTCTTTTTACAATCAGACTTAAAGAACAAGAACGGTCGTATATATCCAAGAGAGATAATGCAGAGAGAAGTAGCACGGTATGTCAAAGAAAATATTGATACTAAACGTGCTTATGGGGAATTAGGACATCCTGATGGCCCAACGGTTAACTTGGATCGTGTCTCACACATGATTACATCTCTTAAGGAAGACGGCAGCAATTATATCGGTAGGGCGAAGGTTATGGATACGCCTATGGGTAAAATTGTAAAAGAACTCATTAGCGAAGGTGCTCAACTAGGTGTTAGTTCACGTGGTTTAGGCTCCCTCAAAGAGAGGAACGGCATTAACGAAGTACAAGATGACTTTATGTTAGCGACAGCAGCAGATATTGTTGCTGATCCTAGTGCTCCAGACGCTTTTGTAAGCGGCATAATGGAGGGTAAAGAATGGGTTTTTGTTAATGGAAAATGGACAGAACAGGACATTGAAGAGGCTCAGGCTACTATTTCTAGTGCAAATTCAGCACATTTAGAAGAAGAAAAGCTCCAAGTCTTTAACAATTTTCTACAAAAACTGTCCAAAATCTAATAGAAATCTGTATAAATATAAATAGTTTATTAGATTATAGTAAAACTAGATAATCCTAAAATTAAGGAGAGAGAAATGGGAGTAGAATCCAAAATCAGAGAACTGCTTGAAGGTAAGCTTCAGGACGCTACCGTAGCAGTTATAGATGAGCAGGAAGCTGGCGACCAACAACCACCTATGCAAGGTGGAAGTTCAAGAGCTAACTTGCCGACATCTTCCGCGGACCCACACCGTCCGTTGGACAAAACAGCTGGTGATAAAACTAATCCTTTACAAGGTGATTCCAATCCAAATCCTGAGCAGCAAGACCTAAGTGGTTCTAGCAACCCAGAAGGTGGATTAACAAGCCCAGTAGGAAAGGCAGCTTCAGATAAAGCATCTAAGGCTCCAGGACTCATGGGAGCAGGCGCTGGTAAAGCACCTAACTTCTCTGACACTACGGACGCTCGTACAGTCGTTAACCAACCTAGCTCAGCAGGCAACAGAGGACCTGTTGGCGAGAGCGAAGAAGGTGGCGAAGACGAAGAAACTTTAGAAGAAGTTATTGAGACTGAAGATGAAGTCGTTGCCGAAGAGGAAGAAGTGGAAGCACCCGCAGAGGAAGAAGAAACACAAGCTGAGGCAGAAGAAGTCGTAGCAGAAGAATCTGAAGAAGAGAAAGAAGAAGATGAAACTTCCGAAACACTTTTTGAAGAAGACATTGCTAACTTATTTGCCGACGAAGAGCATCTTTCAGAAGAATTTAAAACAAAAGCAGCCTCATTATTTGAGACTGTCGTTGTAGCTCGCGTAAATCAACAAATAGACCTCATCGAGGACGAACTTGTTGAGGAAGCCAACAAGGCTTTCGAAGAAGCTAAAGAAAAGCTAGTAGAAAACATTGACAAATATCTCAGTTATGTAACTGAGCAATGGATGTCAGAGAATGAACTGGCCGTTGAGAATGGCTTGAAGAATGAAATCACAGAGAGCTTTATTAAAGATCTCAAAGAGACATTCCAGAATCATTACATCGATGTTCCTGAAGACAAATTCGATGTA